TAGATTGGGTAGATTGGCACTTTTAGGGAATCCAAAAGAATTATTACTTTATAGAATGACTGATGATAATGCAAAGTGTTCAACATTAACTTTAAAAAATGGTGAAAGTGCACCTGCAGATATTATAGTTTTAGAAAGTAAATATCCTACAACAAGAGATTTTAATATAACTATAAGAGCAAATTTAATAGCACAGGATAAAAGAGATTTAATTCTATTTGAAGGAAGTAAGCAATTATTTGCTATAACTTCATTAGATAGCAACTTAGATGAAGTGGTTGAAAGAATTAATAGCAATGTAGAAAACACATATATAAATGCTAAAAAGATTGATAATGCAACTGGATCATTGGGTGAGGTAGCAAATAAAAAGTTTACAGGTGGAAATGATGGTATAAGTGCAATTACAAATAAACATTATTTAGAGACTATGAAAGCTTTTGAAAGCTATGGAATAGATGGATTTACATTAGATGGAGTAACAGATATATCACTTCAAAATTGTGTGAAGGAATGGGTTATAAGAAATAAAGATGAAGGTATAAATATAATAGCTTTTTTAGGTGGAAGTAAAGAAGAAACTTTAGAACAAGCAAACAGTAAGTCAAAAGAATTTAATCATGAAGATGTAGTAAATGTATTTTGTCATGGCTATTATGAAGGCATTAAATATAATCAAGCTGAGGTTGCTGTATATGTAGCAGCGCTTGGAACAGGGCAAAGATTAGGTGAGAGTTTATGTAATGAAGTAACTATATTTGATGAAGTTGAACCTAGATTATCTAAAGTGGAGATTGAAACTGCACTGAATAGTGGAACCTTAGTTTTAACTAAGGATGATAGTGATGTAATAATTGTAGATGATGTTAATACATTAAAGAATTATCCAGATAATAAATCAGACGTATTTGGAAGTATTAGAGCAGTTAAATTTTTAAATGCAGTTGACGGCGATACTTCGCTTAAACGAAAAGATTTTGTTGGGAAAGTAACAAATGATCCAGAAAACAATACAGGAAGAACATTGATTCTCTGTGCATTAAAAAAGTACTTTGAAACATTATCTAATGCAGGAATTATAAGGAAGGACTTTACAGTTGAAATTGATAAAGAGCTTCAAGCAAAGGCAAAATCAGACGAGTTCTTTTGGAAATGGGATGCAACTTATATTGATGTTGTAAAACGTATATAGGGAACAGGATATGTTAAAAAATAGAAAGGATAGTGATATAAATGACAGGAGAATTAGATGCAAGTAGAGTATGTAATGGTACCTACGGGAAAATATATATGGATGGTGAATGGCAATCACATGTAAATGAGTGTACTGCAGATGTTGAAATGGATATGAAGGACATTGTTACATGTGGTAGTGAATGGACTGGTTATAAAGGTGGAGCAAAAAAAGGCTCAGGAAACATTAAAGGATTCCATGTAACTAGTAAAATGATTCAACAAGGTTTTAAAAAGTTTGAATTACTTTCAAGCTTGGAGGACCCTGAAGCATATGGTTTTGAAAGAATAAGACTTAAAAATTGTAGAGCAACAAAAGTTAATTTGATTAATTTTAAAGGTGGAGAAGTTGTTGAGGAAGATATACCATTTGTTTTCACAGGATTTGAATTGGTAGATCCTATTGTAGCAGAATAATAAAAAATTAAATTTTAGGAGGAATAAATAATGAGTAATTTAACACAAGAACAAATATTAAGCATGAATGAAGAAGATATAGTAAACCAATTAATGGGTGAAGATGATCTTCCTACTTGTACTGTAATTTTAGATAGATTAAAAATTAAATTAGAACTTAAAGGGTTAAAAGAGGACGAAATAAGTTCTATAAGAAAAGAGTGTTCTGTTAGAAAAAAAGTGAGAGGTGTTTATGAAGAAAAATTAAATAGTGCCGAATTTGATGCAGGATTAATTGTAGGTGCAACAACAAATTTCAACTGGAACAATGAAAAATTACTAAATTCACTTAAGGTATCAGATGGAAAACAGTATATTAGACGCAAACTTTTATCTGGAGAAATATCCAATCTTGTAAATAAAATATTGGATCTTAGTGCTTACAATAATGAAATAGAAGAAGTAGAAAACATAAAAAACTAATAGAGTCAGGGGGCAAGATAACAGCGCTTTACAATCTGTTTGTAAAGCATAATATGTCTCCTGACGTTGTTATGTCTAAGAGAAAAATGGCGAGGAGACTTCTCTTCGCTTTTTCTAATTATGAAATAGAAAAGGAAAATAAAGCTTATGAAAAAGCCAGGAGGTGATATAACTGGCTAAAAAAGAAATATATCGAATTGGAATTGGTATTAGCGTAAGTGGAGATAAGGAAGCTAAGACTAAACTTACTGCAGTTGAAAGAATAGCAGAAAGTACAAAGAAAAAAATGAAAGCTTTAGATAAAATAAAAGCTAGTCCAAGTGTTAAAATTACAGATAATGCATCAAGTACAATTGATAAAGTAAAATCTAAAAGTGATAAGTTAAACAAAACAGTTACAACAAAGATAAAAGCTACGGACAATGCAAGTACGATTGTAGATAAAGTAAAATCTAAATCAGATGATTTAAATAATAAAAAAAGCAAAGTTAAAGTAAGTGCTAGTGATAAAGCAAGTGAACCTATAAGTAAAGTTAAATCAAAGGCAGAAGAGTTAGAAAATAAGAAGGCTAAAGTTAAGTTAGAGGCTAAAGATGAAGCAACAAGTGTAATAAATAAAGCGCAAAATAGGGTTAATGGATGGCTTAAGGCAGGAGCAAAGAAAATAATAACTATAGGCTTAGCTGGTAGTGTTGCACTTGGGGGATTAGGGATTGGAGCATCTATAAAAACATTTACTAATTTTGAGCAAGGTTTATCAAATGTTAAGGCAGTTACACAAGCTACAAATGCAGTAATGAAAGTATTAAAAAGTACTGCTAAACAATTAGGTGCAACTACAGAATGGTCAGCAGTAGAGGTAACTCAAGCAGAAGAACTTTTAGGTCAAGCTGGATTTAATGTTAAAGAAACAACATCGGCTTTACCAGGATTACTTTCTTTAGCAAGTGCTGGTGGTTTAGATTTAGCAGCAGCAACAGATATAGCGTCAGGAACTTTAAGAGCATTTAATATAGATGCATCACAAACAGCTCATGTTTCTGATGTATTAGCATTGTCAGCAAGTGCAACAAACAGTGATGTAACTGATTTAGGTGAAACAATGAAATATGCAGCACCAGTAGCTCAAGCTTTAGGAATAAGCTTTGAAGATACTGCGGCAGCAAGTGGATTACTTTCAAATGCTAATATTAAAGGAAGTCAAGCAGGTACAGTATTAAGGCAAACAATGGCAAGGCTTGCAGGACCAACAGACGAAGCGGCTGGGCTAATGGAGGAATATAGTATAAATGCCTTTGATGCACAAGGAAAAATGAAGCCTTTAAGTAGTGTTATAGATAATTTAAATAGTTCATTGGGAAGTTTAACAAGTCAAAAAAGAGCAGATGTAATAAGTACTATTTTTGGAATGGAATCTATGTCAGGAGTTCTAGCACTGATGAATCAAGGAGGCCAAAGTTTAGGTGATTTAAGTCAAAAGCTTAAAGATGCTAATGGTGCTTCAAAAGAAATGGCTGATACTAAACTTGATAATTTAGCAGGTCAATGGACCATTCTTAAATCATCAGTAGAAGGAATGAAAATAGAATTAGGTGAAAGATTAGCACCTTATGCTAAAGAATTTGTAACATGGCTTACAGGTGAAATGCCCAATATTACAAATGGTATTGTTAATACTGTAGATTATATAAGTAAACATACAGATCAAATCAAAACGATGGCTTTAGGTATAACAGGGTTAGGATTGTCACTTTCAACATTTTCAGCAGTTGGAAATTTAGGAAACTCAATAAATGGAATCGGAAAAATAATCGGATTATTAAAAGGAAGTACTGCTGTAGATGAAACAACTAAAATAGCTGGAGGAATAAAGGGTATAGGTTTAGCTGGAAAGTTATTACCGGCAATATTTAATCCAGCAGGTGCAGCAGTAATTGGTACTGTAAGTGCTATTGGAATTGCAGTCAAAGCAAATAATGATTTAATGAAAAAATCAATTACTACAACAGTAGAAGAATTAGGACCAGTACAAAGGATAATGAATAAATTTCATGGTAATATATTCAAATCTGAAAAAGAAATGAAAGAACTTGGTCTTGTTTATGATGATTTTGGAGAAGGTGTGTCAAAGACTTTTAAAAATAGTGCAAAAGAAGCATCTAAAAGTATCTTAGAATTACAAATGAATATAAATTCTTTAACTTATGATGGAAAGGTAAATGAAAAAGAAGCTGAAAGTTTTAATAAATGGATAGGTGATTTTGCAACGGGAGCAATTGATGCCATAAATGAAAAACGTTCAGAAATTAAAACTACTTTTGAAAAGACTTTTAATTTAGATGGAGTGATAAGTGAGCCAGAACAAGGAAGTTTAGATTGTTTAGATAAATTTTTTGATTCAGGTGTGAAAAAAGAAATTGAAATAAGGGATCAGATTTATAAAATTGGTAGTGAATCTATTAAAAATCATGGAACCATAATAGATGAAGATATGAAAATAATTAAGGATAAATTAGCAGAAGTTAAAGCAATACAATTAGAATATACAAAAGCTAATAATGCTTATGAAAAGGCTCATGCACAAAACCAATTTAAACGTGATGCAAGTAAAGTTGCTGGAGTTGATGGAGCAAGTGAATTGCTTAAGGATAGGTCAAAAGATCATCAAAATAAATTAAATGAAATAGATGATAATTATAATGGAACAATAGCATATTATAAATCATTGTTATCTGGTTCAAACTTAGATGATAATCAAAGGAAAAATTTTGAGAATGGTTTAAAAGAAGCAGAAAAAGTAAGAGATGAGGCATTGAAACAAGCGAGAGAAGCTTGGAAATCAGATTTAGAAACTGTATATCAAAGTTATCCAAAGGCTAAGGGTACAATTAATGAATTTACTGGTGATAAACTTTCAGGAAAAGATATTGCCTCACAAAACACTATGGATAAAATGAAAGAGGCTTATGCAGGAATAGAGCAAATAACTAAAAGTGGTAACTATATAATTTATGATTCAACAACACAAGCATGGAAGAGTTTAGAGGTTTCTATAGATGAAGAAAGTGGTAAATTAGTAGGATTATATGATGCAACTTCT